CTTGGCCTGCTGTGCCGTTGTAAATGATTCCTGTAATAGTGTCTGTCAAAGTTGTAGCTCCGACTGCACGAAACTTCAAAAGGCAAGTCGCACCAGTAATATTGATTACAGCGCCTGTATTGTCATCTGTAATGGTAGCCAATACTTGAGGTCTAAGGCTATCACCTTGAACAAGTTTAATAGTTGTACTCATACCCACCTCTGATATTCAATATTAACAGCGGCTCGTGAAAGGCTGCGATTTACACGTTCCCTAACTTCATTTATAGCATCGTGAAACCGTTTACGGTAATCAAGTGCGGCATTAGGGTCGTAATAAGGTTGGCCTGGAGTGCCGTATAGTCGTGAACGAGCTCCAAAACAAATTTCTTCAAGGAAATGTTCATAAATTGAGTAATCAATTGTTGTAGAAGCCCTTGTTGGTGTTTTTGCAACCAAGAAATTCATTGGGCTTTGAGGCATTGTGAACTGTGGCATAGGCACAATGTTTACTAAATGATTTTTGGGGCGATAAAAATAATATGGCTGACCAAGCAGATTCTGCCAATCATTAGCCCTATATATTTTTGTCAGTTGCTCTACTGATTTTGGAATCAATAAAACATCGCCGTACCAAGCTTCAATTACATCGGCAATCGTGTATGTACCATCTAGATATGATCCAAGATCATAAACACCAATATTGTATATTGGTGTTATAGCTGGAAGATTTTCTTGCAAGTACCTTGTCTTTAGGCAAAACTCAATTGAAGCATTACGAACCGCTTGAGTAACAACGAGCTCTGGCACATCAGGTAGATAAGCCACAATTTCAGGCATGAACTGGTCATAAGAAACTTCATCGTTCATGTGTCACTTCCTTTAACTGCTGGATTACGGCCCATAAGAGCATTATCTGGAGCAACTTCTTTTTCAGACTTATCTTTAACGGCAATCGCTGCTTCAAATGTAGACAAGTACATTTTAGCCAACTCAAGGCCGGGTGCATATTCTGCATCTTTGCTACAAGCTCTATACATCACATAGTCAAGCAAAGCAGATGCAAAGACATCAAAAATTGGTATGGCTTGACCAGATGTCAAATCTGTTGGTTGTTGTGAGTAATTAAGTTCGATCTGTTGCCCACCAACATTTGGCGGATAAACATAAAAAGCTGCTTGGTCTTCAATATCATAGATAAAGTTTTTGACTTCAAGCGAAGGAGTATCTGTATGCCAATAAGGATTAAAGGCATCTAAAATTTCACGAGAAGCTACACGAATAGCTCTCCCTGGGACTGTCCCAGTTGTACCCATATTTCTATGGATACGAAGCAACATCCAACCATCGCTAGGTATTGTTTGTCTTGTGCCTGCTACTAAAGTAACTAAGCTCAACTTAGAAGTAGCATTAGGCTGCATCGTCACAATTTGACGCAACCCTGCATTCAGCCACTGAAGCAATTCCGCTGCCGTCCAACGGATATTACCAACATCAGTAAGCTGAGTTGCAGCTTGCCCAACAATAGTACCAGCGGTAATTGTTCCCACTATTAAGCCTCTGCAATAGCTGCTACTTGAGTCCCAGCCCAAATCCCTTGTGAAGTCAAACTGTCAGCCGTAGCTAAAGTTCCATTTGTACCAGTGAGATACAAATCGATTTGAATTGCTTGAGTTGTTGTAAAACCTGCTGCAACTAAATTATCAATAGAACTTCCGCCACTGCTAAGCCCATCGGCAATCACAGTTTGCGCTTGAGGAATTGAAAACCCAGCAATAATTAGATCGTCTATGACTGCCATATGAGCCTCACTTTATTAAATTAACCAGCGTGTTGTGCAAACCATGTCATTCCATCAGGAGTGATAAATGTTGTCGATTTACCAGCTTGAACACCAAATGCAGCGTTAACTGTACCATAGTTGATCGCAGCGCCGAAAGGTGGATAAACCAGTAATGTTTGTGCACCACTATTAAAAACAGTGATAAAAGCAGAACCTTGGTTTGTAAGTTGTGCAGTATTGTAAGTTGTACCTACAACATTGAAATGAGCAATGTCATTTGTAATTTGATAAGTAGCTCCAGCTAAACCAGTACTCAAAGTACTAGAAGTTTGGGTTGTACCGCTTCCAGTAACAGGAGCTGTTTGAGAGTTTGTAGAGCTTAAAGTAAGAGGACCACTATAGTCTCCGCCTGCAACTTCTGCGGCTGTGCCTGCCCACTCGCCCAACTGAACTAATTTAACTTGAGATGTCATACTTCACCTATAAATGTAAAGAGATAAACGGGGCCGAAGCCCCGTTTAATTATCAACCTGCTACGACCAACAATGCCAAGCCATTAGGTTGAGTAACTTGTGTGCCATACACATTCAAGCCACGGACCAATGTACCGAAATCGTTGGGGTTTTGCAAGCTCTCAACTTTAGCAATTTGTGAAGCAAAAGTGATTGCAGACTTATGACCAGCAATAACAGCATGACGCTTAAGAGCGCTAGCTTCAGTAGCAGGTGCTGAACCATTGGGGTTAGTCCAGTTGTAACCAGCAGCGCCTCTTGGAACCAAGTTAGACACATATACTGTGAAGCGATCAATCATACCGATTTTGCCGTTACGCAAAATAGAACTTGCATCACCCATGAATTGAGCTTGTGCAAGATTAGATTGCATGAGGATTTGACGCTCTGTAGGAGTGATAATCAACCAACGGTCAGTCTCAGGAACGTTTGACTCGTCCAACACGCTAGACAAAGCAGTGATATTTTGCAGAATGTTAGAAGCTGACAAAGTAACAGGAGCCAAGTCAGTACCGAGGTTATAAGCACCAGAAATTGCACCAGCAGTAGCGCCTTGGTTAGCGGCAGAACCTTGGTTGAAGTTTGTAAACAGAACGTCTTTGTCGATCTGAATCTTCATTTGCATAGAAGCGTCATTGGTGAACATGTCCATCAATTTGGGCTTAGCTTGCAACTCAAGAACGTTGTTTACGTTAACACCGAAATATTTACCATGGTTAATGGTCAATGTGATGGTGTTAGGTGCAGGAACGTCATAGTTCAAGTTTTGACCAACGCTATATGCATAGATGTTGATTGTGGGGATAGTATTGATAATCACTGTGTCGCCCATGCCAGTGATATCGCCTTGCCAGTCGGTATTAGCGATTTCACCGAAAACGGTGGCGGCATAGAATTTTTGTGCCAATTTACCAGACCAAAGGGCTGGAATAAAGGAACCAGAATAGGCTGTGCCTGAATATGCAACCTGCCCAGCGGGGCTGTTAAAGCCACCAGAGTTAATGGGATAGGCTGCTGCTGCGGTAACTGTTGACATGATTTACATCCTTTTTAAAAACAAAAATTGTGGGATGCAACCAATGTGGGTGTATTATCTGATACGACCTTCAGCAATGGCTGCATGGATATCTTTCTCCATTTGAGCCGCTTCGGTATCATCCAACATACCCCTTCGCCAATCTTCGTAAAACTGTGTAATTTGGTTTTGATCCCAAATACCTTTGTTTTCAGAAGTAGCAGGTGTAGGTGAACTTTTCGAGCGAGTCGGTGCTACTTGACGCTGAAGTTCATTGGTTTTGGTTTGTTGGCGTTGTTGCTGGGGTGCTAGCGTTGCTTTATATTGTTTAAATATATCGGCAGTACGTTTTGCATCAAGGATTTCGTAAGCGTTATTCACGGCATACTGTCTTGGAATTCCATAAACAGGATCAACTTCTGCTAACCAAGCTAAGAAGCCTGGATCAACATTAATTGTTTCCCAATCTGGAACTTGTGCTGCTAATGAACTTAAGAATCTATCTTTATCAGATACACCCTGACGCTCAGTAACATTACCAAGTTTTCCTTCCAACTCAGCAATCTTTGACTTCAACTGACCTTCTCTGTTCCTTAATTCAGAAACTTTGGCTTCAGTTGCTCTGTCAATCAAATCCAACAAATCAGGCCCAAAGGCTTCTTTGTCTTGTTCAGTGATAAGAGTAGACTTCTGCGGCTCTGGCTGAGCTTGAACTGCTCTAGCTGCGGCATTTTCGGCAATGATCTGCGTTATTTGCGCATTCATTTCACGAACTTGCTGATGCAACCTAGGCACTTCAGCATCATACATTCCCTTGAGTGTGGCATACTTGCGTTCCCACGTTTCTTCAGGAATTTGAGGCTTTGGTACTGGCTCTTGCGAAACTGGTTGCTGTGGCGGTTCAGCGGGTTGAGGATCAGGTTGTGGCTGGTTATTCGGTGTAGTCTCCGTATTTTCTACGGTCTGCCCATTTAACTGTGCAACTAATGCATCTGCTTCATCGACTTGTTGTTGAACTGCTTTTGGCAATGCCATTTTCTATCTCCTTCGCTCCGACTACGCTTCTGAACTCCGCCTGAACGGTCTGTTCTTGTTCGCTTACGGTCTGCTACTTGGTTTAAATTTTAAATTGTGACTCTGTGCTCCGACTTAACGGTCTGCTCAAGGTCTGCGGGTTTTTGCTAACAAATTGTTAGCATCTTCAATGAACTCAAGGATTTCCTTAAGTTCTAAGCTTCGGCCTTGCAGCCTCGACTTCATTCCTTCATTACTCTCAACGCTTAAACTCTCAAGAGTGTCTGAGCGCCGAGCTTTTAAGAATTCTACCAGAGGTTTGAATTCTTCAGAACGTAGCAGTGAGAATCCTCTTGCTACTTGTTCGTTAATTCTAACCACTTATTTGCACATTCCGTCTGTTTGTGCAGCTTCCATATGGTATTCATTGCCGCCACGTTTGCCGAGTTCAAAGTTACCGCCGTCGGAACCGCCGTCACCTTCCTCTTTGGGGCCTTTGGACATGAAACCGCCAGCGGTCTCTTGACTATATTCTTTACCTTCGCCTTCGTTTTTGCGCATAGGCTTATATTCACCGGAACCGTCATTTTTCTCGGTAAACGCTTTTTTCTCGTCAACTTTCATGGAAATCTCCTTTAACTTGGGTTTGATTATCTACGATGAATAAACTTTGTCAACTAGCGATTCCCTCTTGAGGAGCGAATGTGTTAGTAACTGGGGCTCCATTCATCAATTGAGCCCCGCCTTGTGGGGTAGGCTGAGTTCCCCCAGCCTGCGCCTGTCCACTCTGTTGGGCAGCGGCTTGCATAGCAGCAGCGGCCTGTTCCTGTTGTTGCATAGCCATTTTTTGCTTGATAACTTCAACTGGCGGAACGATTCTATCTGGATTAAGTTCAAGATTCTTGGCAGATTGACGAAGCAGCTCGGCAATACCGTCCATACCAACAACCTGCTGAACGATCGGGCTTTGGAGGGCCAACTGCAAGAACTGAGCTTGACGTTGCTGTGCTTGCTCCTTGAGCATAATTGCTTCAGCACCGTGTGCACGAATATTAACATCACCTTTGAGATCAGGATCATCGCTGTATTTCATGTTGTAGAAGAACAAACGATCGATCAATGGTTCAGTGACATTTTTGTCAATGTTAGACACAACTTGCTTGATAGACTTACCAGCATTGCCCATCAACATGGACATACCCGATGCAGTACGTCCTGCGCCTCCTGTAGCGCTGTCTCCAGTCATGTAACGAGGAATACCTGTGTATTCGTCAGCCAGCGTAGAAAACCTGTCGTAGACCGCCATAAGCTCTTGAGCTAAAGACTCAGGCTGGAAAAACTGCATGGGGGGTGCTGAGCCAGCAAGAGGGTCAGAAGTAACTTGCCAAACTTTCCATGGGAATAATTGTGTCAAGTTCTCGCCTTGTGGTAAACGATCAATGTTGTAAACAACTTGAGGTCCTGATGCAATCGACAAGTTATTGACTAAAGAGCGAGCAGCGGCATTACAAATGTCTTGGGTGTCTCGTGCCAAATCACAGATCGAGTTGCCCCAGAACGCACCAGGAATCTCTTCGTATGATGCTTTGTAGTAAGGTCTACGACCCATAGGATCAGGATTCAAAGCGGCTTTGATGACCCAGCTACCGATTGTCCAAATTTCAACGTTGTAATCAAGCAGTGGATCAGGAATCTCTTCTTCAGACATTCCCCAATCGAGAAGCAATTGACCGTGAACGCTACCCCAGAACTGAAGCGCATCAATAAGCTCTGAAGGATTTTGCTGAACTCCCATTGTGGACTTACCTTCAGCCGCAGCTTTGTTCATATCCACATAAATCCAGTCACGAAGACCGTTACGTCCGTAGTCGTCTAATACACCACGAATAGCTCCGTCGCTATAACCTTCAACTCCGATTAAAGCTTGCAAATCAGATTTGTGTAACTTGTGACGCTCAATCAAGTATCCATCATCAATATAGCTTGAATCTGCTGCTGGGTAGAGGTTGAATGGATCAACACGTTCCCACTCAAGCACAAGTTCATCTTGCACATCTAGTGCATAATTGCCTTTACCGCTTGGAACCCACTTCATCTTAGGACGTCTGCGAACGATCGGTCCTTTCATGATCGCCGATGGAAAAGTCACTAGGTCTTCTAAAAATTCAGAAAACGCTTTTTCCCAACCGCCTTGAAGTAACTGATCTTCCATCTTTACTTCCATGCGATCGCATGCACGTTGAGCTAAGTCTTTCATGTGAGACATAGCCATGTCTTTCATTTCAAGCAAACGCTCTCTGACTTGCTGATCCGTTGGAGGTTGACCATTCATGTACAGCATCTGAATTTCTTTTTCAGCTTGCTGGATCAAACTCTCAACTTCATTAGGAGGCAAATCAGGTATCGGGCTTGGCTCGATTGACCAAGGCTTATCTTCAGCCGCCTGTAGCAATGTATCTTTCAGCCAGCTCACAGCAGCACGGCATTTGTTAGAAGTCAACATCATGTAGATCGTTGAACTGCCTTGTTCTCTCAACTGTGCTAGCTTATCTGGGTCATATTCACCTCTGCGTTGGCGAACACTTTTAAGCATTCTCTGTTCAGACGTTTGCTGCTTAGCCAGCATCGCTGCTGTCCATTTAGTTTTCACATAGCTAGCTAAACTACGTACGATCGGATCGTTATTGTCTTTTTGTGCTTGCGCTTTTTCTTCTTGCTGTAGAGCTTTGATAGACTTAATTCTTACCATCCCGCCAGTAACAATACTGCCAGGCGCTGCGGAATTCGTAATATTTAAGCCTAATTGCATTTCAGTTCCAGACGTAAGAAGTTTTTTGAATCTCTACTGCTTTCTTCTGCCATGTATCACCTGTTACATTTCCATCTGCGTGCAAACAAGCGTACTGATGAGCGTCAGCAATATGTGAAAATTGATTTTTCTCGGGCTTATCATCAGCCTCGCCGTTCTGTCGAATTTTATACCTATATCCGCCTCTTAGTGCAGCGATTAAGTGCACACACGATGGATCGATCAAATGACCAGGTTTTCCGTCAACAGTTCGTGTGAGAAACTTATCTACCGAGTTCACACGTGCTACGATATTGTTTGACTTTGCTGAAATCACTCTAAACCCTTCAGCTTTCAAAATATCAAACACGCTTTTCTCGTCGGTCTGGGCTCTTTGTGTACCAGCGGGATCGCCAATAATCAACACATTCATCCCCGGAAACCGATTAGCCAAGAGTGGCTTGAGCTTCTCACGGCTGAATCTTAACACTCCCATGCCATCTGACACAAGGTCTGCGAATGTTAATAGTCGTCCATGCATATCAATCTGATTAATCGTGCAAGCTGGAGTTAAACCAAAGTCCATACCAATAATTAGTGGGTGTGTTGACAATTTTATATACTGAAGTGGGTTTTTTGCAACATGTGTTTCTTTGTCAAACGATCTAAATACTGGCTGTCCACTCAAACTCTTACCAAATTTACCGTGTACGTATACATCAATCCAGTCATCTGACTTGCCTTCGCACAGGTTTTCGTAGTATCCATCGGGCAAAAACTCAACCCAGTCAGCTTCTTGCGACAATCCAGACGGCTGTATCGTCACATGCATATTTTTAGCTGGCTCTGTCAGCATCTTTTCCCAAAAAGTATCAGCATCTGGTGGGTTAGTTGCACCCCACACTTTGTGAATCTGCTCGCCTGCATCGTTACATGCCCCAACTCCGTTCATCGTTTTATCAGGGTATCTACCTAGACGACCAGTCAATGCATTGTAAATATCTGGGTTGATCTCACGAAACTCATCCATGACACCGAATGTCAACTGCAAAGACAACAAACGCCTGACGTCGTTGGCATCGTCCAAGCCCCTGAACAATACTTCGCACTCGACATCATCAAACTTCAAAATAAATCTTGAGTTCGTTTTCTCCAGTATCCCAGCCTCTTGATCTGGAAACCATTTAATAAAATCTGGGATTGTCGTATCCCACAACATCTGTCTGGTGTTACGAATTACAGCACACCGACTCCTGCGTATGCCGTCACTACTGGCTTTTACCTGCTTAGCTTCATAGCCAATCTTTATCAACGATGCTGTTGTCTTGGTTGAACCCACAGGCCCAACAATAAAGTTCGCAAATTTCTTACTTGTTAAAAACGGTACAACCGATGGACTCGGCGTATAAACTAAATTAGCCATCGATGGTTAAAGGCTGTGTGCCTTGGGGTATGTTAATCGTGATACTAAACTTAGGTGCTGCGTTGGCAGCATCATCCTTCTTTGTATTTTTAATTCCTGCAATATCCACAAGCGTGTTGAGCACCGATAGCTTTTGACTGATGGTACTGTCGAGAGATATGGTTTGCTTAAACAATCCATCCATGACTTCTTCTGCCATAAGCCCCGCTTTGAGTCTGAAAGTCATGCCTTCTCGCTCAAACTGTGCACGCTGTGTCTGAACCGCATTAATAAAAGCAGGCCACTGAGATAACCTTGCCCACTGTTCATCACTTAAATTAAACCGCCGTGCAATATGCAAGGGGTCTTCCAAGCCCGCAGCACACTCCCATACCAATTGTGGTGGTATGTTCAATGTCACATGGGGGTCTGTTGTGACGTCAGGTAGGGCAAACTCTCTATAGTCTGCAAACTCACTTAGATCATCGCTCATGCTCAGTCTTCAAAGTTTTTACATAGTTTGACAAAGCACGCCTCATCAATTCAGACATGGTAAGCCCAGTATCTTCAGCATGTTTTCTCAGAGCCACGATCAGTGACTCTGGCAAATAAAAATTATATCTTTTCATGTATTAACATTTCCAAGCTCTAAGGCTTTTGTTAATCCGGCTGTCTGGGTCGTTCGCCGTTTTTGAAGAAGTCAGTTTCTTCTTCATCCCTTCCATTCGTGCGCAGAATGAATCTTTCCTTGGTCCTCCTTCTGGTTGAGGCGGCTTTAAGTTGTGACCTTCCTTCTTCGCCGATGCTCGACCCTTGGCGTTCAGACCGCCGTTCGGATTCTTCCCTTCTTTTCTTTGCCATGCTGGTGATTTAGCCATGATTATTTCTTCTTAAATGATTTAAGAGTTTCGGCTAAACGGGCTTCTTTGCCAATCTTGCCTTTTTCTCCAGCAGCTTTCTCTAGCTTCTTAGCTGGAATTTTTTTGCCTTCTGGTACTCCAAGGGCTTTATGAAGAGCGCCTTTGTTTTTTGTTGCTCCTGCAATCCAATTCTTAGTTGCCATGATTACTTGCCTTTCTTTGCATACTGCATTGGGGATTCTTTACCTGACTTGATCTTTGTTGCTTCTTTCATGAGTGTTTTGGTCGAAACTTTTTCGCCTTCGCCTTTTTCACCTTTGACATATTCTTTCTTTGAAATGATGCCTTTCTTGAGGTCTTTGGCCTCGGTCATTTCTTCTTTCTTAGATTCTTTGCCCTTGAAAATTTTCTTCAGATCAGCCATTCGAAGTCTCCTTGGTAATAAATGGTTTGTGTATATTAATTTACTTAGTGTAAAAGTCAAGCATTTGTCAAAAATCTATATTATTATATGTATGTAGCTTCGCTACAACTTTAAACCTATAGGAGATTTCCATGTTCGACACCATCATCCATGAATTGCGTACTTTTATCCACGAGTTCTCTGCTTTCCGTAAAGAATTGCATGAAAGACTTGATGCCCTTGAAGCTGCTCAAGCTGCGCCAGTAGTTGAGGCTGCGCCTGTGGTAGCTGCGGCTCCTGCCGCTGCACCCGTTGAAACTCCTGCTCCAGCCCCCGTTGCTGCTGATACTTCTGCTCCTATTGCTGATACTTCTGCTCCTGTTGCTGATACTTCTGCTTCAGCCCCCATTGCTCCTGTTGCTGATGCTTCAACTCCTGCTCCTGCCACGGCTTCTGCTGCACCATCTGCTTAAAAGTTGATGTGTATGCTAAGGCCCGCTTCGGCGGGCTTTTTTTCGTGTGTAGTTGTGGCGAATGTATGTATATTGTAAAAATTAGACCTTGTTATGTATGAGGCGGGTGAGGAGGGGCCGTGGGGTCCAATTGCGTGGTCCTCCCCCCTCTCCCCTCTTGCCTTTGTCGGGTTAAAACCATTAGTGTGAGGATCATCGCATCTTCCAAACCCTGTGCTCTTTCACAATTTGATTGTTTCGATTTTCGCTATCGTGCTCATGGCTCACGCTATCGGGTTCATGGTGAAAACAATCGGATCAATTAAATGGGTCGATCATTAACAATTTGAGGTATATCGTCATAGTGTCCTAGGGCTAGCAATCCGATAGACAACGTGACATCTCATGAGGTAATAGCGTGAGCGTGTAGTGGCACACAAACCAGTCATGAAACCAACACCGAGCGAAGCCGCCAAGGGGCACTGAGTAACGGGATAAAAGAATATGGACATGAATGTAGTGGTGTGACCTAACTGTGTGGTAGAGGGTTGAAATTCCCATGCTGTGCAGAGGCCGTGCATAACGATAGTGCATGCAAGTAGCGCCAACTTAAATGGGCGATGAGGTATCAACCGCACCAAGAACAGAAAGCGCCAAACCCCAAGGGGTTTTCATTGTGCATCGTGAATCGGTGTACATCGAGACTCTTTAACTTATTAACTCACAAAGGATTTATCATGGATAACGCAGTAGCTCTCATCGAAGGCAATGGTCAAGTAGTCTTATCATCTAAAACTGGCAAGACTGGATCATTTGCTCGTGCAATCGCATTCGCATCTCGTGACACTAGACTTGCAATGGGTCAAGCACTTTATGCCAAATGGTTAAGCAATGGACAATTTAGACCAGTCGTGGAAGATATCCTCAACTGTGGTTTAGTTGGCAAGGAAGGCGCAACACTGCTACAAGGTCAAGTTCCTGCCACTGGTCCAGTATCCAAGGAAGTATTGTTCAACTTGTGCACTAGCGTGACATATCTCGTGCGCTCCAAAGGTAAGGAACTCAAAGGTCAAAAGGCTTTTGTGTATGGCATCGTTGAGCGCATCGCATCCACAGGCGAGGTCATCGAGGGTTGATTTTGAATTTTCCAAGGGTTAATTCGGGAATATTTACTGGAATATTCATAAGTTATTGATTTCATTAGCTTTATTGTATTGAATATTCCAATATTCCAATATTCTATATATTTATTATCAGAATAGGTTTTGAGATACATGGAGTGATGTGTGTGTTATGAGCGCACATAATCATCACATTATCACAATTCGTAAAAGTCGTCTGACCCTTTCGAAAAACTGGAATATTGGAATATTCATTTTTCAATTTTCCAAAACCCGCATGGTTATTAGCTTTGCAAGTAAGTAACCACTCACGTGAATATTCCAGCCCTTTTTTCCTTGGAATATTCAAATTCTCCAAACCACTCAGATCGCTTCTACGTACGTAGAAGTATACAACTCTGAATTCAGCAAGTCAAGTACCCACACAGAAAGGTCAACTATGTCATCACGTTTAATCCTCTCACATCACAACACCTCCATGGATTCAGCATACATCGACACCGACTACGAGGAATACGACTGCCCATTCATCGACAATGATCCCACATTGGACGGTGATGCTGAGATGTCCATTAACTTCTATCTCAGACAAATGAGTATGCCCAACATCAACCTAACATGGAAAGACTACGTATGATTCGCACTCACATCATCACAGGCTTGCACAACTTGCAACCCAAAACCAACACCGTGGTTCCTCCACAACGAGAGATCGTGGGGCCATACTCCGTCCTGACACCACTACCAAACCAACGCAATGTGATTGTCGGGCGCACACAACTAAAAGGATATGCGAGGGTACGCTTATCATGAATGAGAACTATTTACCTATATGCACAGAATGCTATAGCGTACGTGTAGAACCACATCGAGCCAAGGCAATGCGACCCATCTGCATGGGGTGTGGTGACAAAGTAGCAAGTCGTGTAAGGCATACAGTCGTGCCAATGCACAAGTCCAACTACCTTATGGTGACCAACACCGAGGACTTAAAAGGTATCAACAACAAAGGAGGATTTTACAAATGAAAGAATTCAACAGAGATCATGTATTGATTGGAGCCACAATCCTGATGTGTCTAGCCGTGTTCATTGGTGGATCATTCATCGGTGGATATTACCTAGCTCAGACCTTAGTATTCTTTGGCGGGGTAGTGGGTGGAATGTTATTTGAAACAACAATGAAGGATTGATATGAGAACAAACACTCAAGAACTAACTTACAAATGGATCGCAGACGCAGGCCATGCGTGGCTAGAGGTGTCGATGGATGAGATCAATGCACTCAACATCTCAGACAAGATCAGTAGTTACTCGTACGTCAAAGGCGAGACTGCATACTTGGAAGAGGATTGTGACGCTAGCATCTTTCTCGATGCACTGAGAGCGAGACTGCCCAACGATGAACCAGTAAAGTTCATATGCCATCATATCAATGGCGATGCACCATGCAGACGATTCAAACGATTCGGACAATAACAAGAAGCTCACGCAATGAGCTCATGGAATTATTTAATTACCTATCACAAACTTTTAAGGAAATCACTCAATGAAATATTCAGACATCAAAACATCGGTGCTATCTAATTTCTCAATTAGTAACAAACTTGTGCCGTACATCGAAGGTCGCCCGGGCGGAGGTAAGAGTTCGCTTGGTCGTGACATCATCAAGTCTCTAGGTATTAACCCTGAAAGAGTAACCGAGTTCAACCCATCGCTTCGTGATCCAGTAGATATCATGGGTGTTCCAAGGACTGACGCAGATGTTGCCAAGTGGATACCAATGCCTGAGTTCTATCGTATCCGTGACGATGGGACAAACGATGCGTGCGCACTGCTGATCGAGGAGTTAAGCGATTCGCCAATCCCGATGCAAAATCCCATGTGTCGTGTCATCTTGGATCGTTATGCAGGCGAGCTCAAACTGCACCCTAAACTGTTCATCATTGCCACAGGTAACCGCACAGAGGACAAGTCTGGGGCCAACCGCATGAGCACTAAACTAGGTAATCGTATGCAGACACTACAGTTTGACGAGAACCTAGACGACTGGTGTAACTGGGCAATCGAGAGCGATATCAAGATGCCCCTCATACAGTTCATCAGATTCAGACCAAACTTACTATCTGACTTCGATGCCAACCGCAAGACTAACCCAACGCCTAGATCGTGGGAGATGGTAAGCGAGGTCAACGATGATCTACCTGCTGACCTCTATTATGGCAACGTCGTGGGGCTTGTGGGTGAGGGTGCAGCAGCGGAGTTCACTGGTTTCCTACGTATATTCAAGAACCTGCCTAACATCGATGGCATCATCATGAACCCATCGAAAGCGGAAGTGCCGACTGACAAAGCAGTCATGTATGCGTTAACTGGTGCGCTAGCTAACCGTGTAAGCCCTGACAACTTCGACAGACTGACCGAGTATGCAAGCCGTCTACCACAGGAGTTCCAAGTGATGTATATGCTTGATTCGGTCAAGCGTAGTCCTGACTGCAAGGATACTAAAGCGTTCGTTCAATGGTCAATCAAGAATGCAAGCGTTCTACTATAACTAACTTAAAGGAGAGTAACCATGATGCAACTCAAAACACTATCGAGCAAGGCCATGCTAGTCAAGCTGACAACTAGGCGAGCTAACCTGACCAAACGAGACATGATGGCGGAGGAATATCTGCAAGCCGAGCTAGGCGACACGGCATTCATCGTCAACAAGAAATTGTTCCGTGATCCAACGAACCCGATCAATCAGATCATGAGCAAGGCTAGTGAGGTGTACACCTATCATAAAAAACACACGCTAGCTTACATCGACAAAGGCCCTAGGTTGTTGCCTAACTCACAATACTTTGACTACACCACAAATATGAGGAACATCATACAAGAGGTGGATAACATGATGGCAATACATATGCCTAACTATGACAAGTATGTACAACTTGATGTGCAGTCAAGGATCGCCTTCGACGCGGGTAGACCAAAGCCTGCAAGATATGTAGCACCTAACGTGGATGATTACCCAACGGCTGACGAGTTCATTCGTGGTATGGGTCACGATATACGTTTCAGTCCACTGCCTGAAGCTAAACACTTCTTGTTCGACATCAGCGATGCTGACATGGAAGCATTCAATCAAACCATGGAAGAAGTTCAAAAGTCTGCAAGGTCTGAGGTCATCAAGAAGATGATGCAACCTTTAGGTCACTTAATTGACAAGTTAAACAAACCTATAGGTACTGAAGGTGCGATATTCAGAGAAAGTGCTATCGAGAACATCATCGATGGCGTCAACATGGCTCGCAAACTTAACATGGAGGATGATACAGAGATCAATCAAATGGCGGATACGATTGAGCGAGCGATCAGTATCTTTAATAACAACAGTGCGGTCTTGCGTGAGTCTCCAATCGTTCGTGAGAATACTGCCAAGAAGCTAGACGAGATCGCTAAACAAATGGGATTCTTATATGGGAACAATTGAGCTAACTGGGATGGAAGCTATTCTTATTCTTTGTGTGATCTTACTTATGGTGGGATCATTCATCGATAACTATAAGAACAAGCAGAAGATAGACGACTTAGAGGACAAGATACAAATGATGTGTCGTGTCATGAAAGATATCGCTGACGGTGATGCAGAAGTAATCAACACATCGCAAGGTGTAACAGTCAAGGTCAAGGAGGGAAGAAATGAAGCTAAGAGTAATTAAGCGCAGGGCAAAGACTCGGTATGTGGCGACCGAAGGGTTTAAGTTTTTGCGTGATTGTATGAGTAAGCGTTGTCGTACATACGTTTCAGGGTGTGCCACTTGTGACACATGGCGGTTCTTTGACGAGAACAAACGATTCACACGCAACTTTGAGGAGTTGCAGAGGTTCATGAAATTAACAGAAGGAGAAAACAAATGACTAAACCAACTAAGATAGACAAAGCAGTCACACAGATCGTGTTAGATCACCCATTCTTTGCATCGATACTATTAAG